ACTGCCGAAGCAGAGTATCTCCCATCGTACCTCGCGGTACGACAAAAGTCCTACGGGTTCACGCCTCAAACGAGGTCGCGAGTCCCGCCAGGATCCGTCGACTGGTAGTTAGCCAGCAAGACGGAAACTTCGGACTCTCCCTCAGGGCCGTCATTATTAAGGCCCCGACCACACCCTTAGAGGGGTGATCTCCACCTAAGTTTGATGCTAGTCGACTTAGGGCGACCAAAACGCTCTAGGTGTCTGGTATTAACCATGGGGGAGTAACCCCTCCACGGACGCTCGTGATCAAGTTCATGATCATTATCGAGCGCACTGGGATAGGAGCAGGAGATTGAACTCCTTAAACTACTCCTAGCCTCCAGCTTAAGAAGACACTTAAGCAAGGCACCAGTCCCGTCGAGAGGATCTCTCGGGGGTTTGGCCTCCACTACATATCCCCTGACTAGGGGGATATGGAGACTTGGGTGAAGTCTCGCATCATCGTACACTTCGGCACGATGTGCCAAGAAACTCACCCTGCCAAGCACAGAAGAGGTTGGCTGAATGGTGGGGAAGTGCGTTAGCAACTTCTCCAGGATTCCATCCAACCACTTCACTGTCTGCCAGTAACCACTCGTGTAGAGTTGGTTCCGGAATTCGACAAGTGAATTAACTTCTGTCGCGTCTTGCCGTCGTGCAGGGAATTCTTGCCGGACACGAACAATGCTAACATCGTGCCCATTAAAGTACTCCTTGCCACAAGACTCTCTGAACTTACCAGTCCAGAAAGACTTGTCAGTCCCCACTCGAGCACCGAAATGTTCGAGTGTACTGACGACGGTGAGCACATCATCCTTGGGAACGATTAGATCGTCTCCAAAGACACGCACCGACCCCGCGTACTCTTGAAGAGTCTTGCGGGTCAACGGCGTGTTGAGCGATCTCTGAATCCCCAGGAAGATCAATGTCGTAAAGACCATTGCTTCAATGGGAAAACAAAGCGCTGAACCCATAGACGCAAACTTCGCCAGACGAATTACTTCGCCTGAAGGAAGTTCTGCCCGTCTAGAGCGAGTTGCGTCGACAGCCCCAAACAAATGAGGCCATCTATGCAGCATCGCTCTCACGAGCTGATTCGAGACTCTATCGGAAGCGTCACTCAAATCGAGTGTCGCAGTTCGGTTGTCAATCGAACCACGGCGAGCAAGCTCCTGGTTAGGAACTTGATCATCAAATCCGATAACCCTCGACAGGAAGTCATCCTGACCGAGGTACGCGAGCAATCGATGAAGTATGGCCTGTTGCATATACTGCATACAGGTCGGCTCCATGGCAATTACTCGCGGAGTCTTCAGCGTCTTAGGCACGAGGGTGACCTTTACAGGCACCTCCGCGCCAGGTTCGAGGAAGTCAACTGCGCCCAACTGGTCATAAAAGCTCCAGTTAGGAAGCAGATTCTCGCCGGCATTGATTCCGGCTTTTTCGAGACGTTCGGTCCAGACTACCTGATGGAACTTCTGGTTTCCCAGAAGACCATCGGCAGTAGACCCTGGACCGTGCTTTGGTCGGTACCTCCCGGAATAGATATCACTATCTACTTCCGTGAAGACCCGACTAAAAAGCATGTCCGACATTTGAACGAATTCTCTAAGATCGCTCTCAGAGAGTTCCTTGTCGAACATACGGACTTCCTGCTCACACTTGACGTAATTCCGCACAGCTGAAAGCTGGCGTGCTCGAGAGCACTCCAGCTCCATCTTGCCAAACATCATCGTTAGATGACGAATGGCTCGAATGGAATCAACGCACGGATCGTCAAGCAACAAGCCGCTTTTCCGGTCGAACACACGGCTGAAGAAACCTCCGAAAACTCGGGGGAAACTTCCTCCACGTTCATTGCAGAACGCGGAGTGGTTAGCCACCCTTCCTTGGTCAAGCCATCTTTGGAACGACTTGCCAAGGTCAGGTAGGGTGATCGTCATAAACGACCACCCCTCATGTTCGACACGCCTCGAGACGGTATTAATGTCTCGAGAGGCGCTAGTGCAGCATCGTCTGGCGTGTTCATCAGCCAGATGGGACCAGAGTGACATAAGGCTTTTCATCGTCCCCTCCTTTCAAAGGAAGGTGGCGAGTCCATAGCCTATGCCACCGGCTCCACACATTCATCATCTCCCGAAGAAGATGAATTCAGTGTGGACCACCGAGTGGTCCTATGCGAACCAGTCCATCGCTACTAGAGCGGAATCCATCCAAAGAGCATTTCGCTCACAGTGGATAGATCCTCTCCAGATAGCGATGAGATGATCCGATTAATCGCACTGAACAAGATAACGACCAGTGCCAGCGATCTATAGCTGACGCGAAGCCGAATATCTAGCTCAGGCGGTTGTCGTTCATCGTGACGACGATGCTTGCCGATCTGAACGAGGTAGTTATCCTCGTCAGTCGGTTCGGCACCGTCCTCGCTACGATTCACCACCAAGAAGCTTGGTGATGACCGCATTCGAAGTTGCAATGCACAGGTTATTAAAACCTGTGAACACTTGCAAAGCCTCGGCATTCGTATATCCAGCAGGCGGCAAGTCAAAGACCGTATACACGGCCATATTGACTCGCACGTTCTGACTGGAAATAAACGGATCCGGGGTCATCTTCGAGTGGTCGAACCTCAGAAGCCGCCGCGCCCTACCCTGTTTGACGAGGGTATGGTTAGCGGACAGCTTCCACAGCCCATCACCAGATGTGTACGCTGACTCGCTCTCCTTCGAGTAAGTTCTCGGAAGGGGAACGGTCACCGCATTGATGGTGATTGACTGAGGATCGGCTAGTGCCATAGGCATCACTCCTAGGACCGTAGAACGGTCCCTTTAGCGTTTGGAACAGTACAACAGGCCACCTGCTACAAATGGGTTAGACCCAAAGCAGCAGATATGGCCTTCTGCCGGTTTGTAAGACCGGACAGAAGTACACCGAACCCAAAGGGCGTTGCCTTACGCCTAACCTTACTTTCAGTAATGAAAGTAATAGGCTCAGGGATGGCATCACTGGTGTAATACCCAGTTTTGCCACTCCAGTAATAGGTGTTGGAGCTTAGACTATGCTCCATAATATACCCATACTGCAACACCAGACCGTCCTGGATCCAACTTTGGTAATTTGAAATAACATCACCAACGTTGGTAAACCAATCTACGGCCCAGCTCCAGGGAGCTACATTCCAGATGACTTCTGGAGTTAGTTCGATGCCTAGCAGCTTACGCGCTAGGCCCGGGTGCTCACTTTTCTTCCCTTTCGGGATATAATAAGTGAACGCTCCGGAGAACCAACGTTTAACTGACGTCTTTTTGACGCAGTAAACAGCTCCCAAACCGGTAGCAAGCGGGTCATATAGGCCCGTGGACGACGGGGAAGTACTAATCCCTGCCGAACCACTGACCTTGAAGACCTGAATGCTATCCTCTGGTGGAAAAGACCACTTCCGTCTAACTACACGGCCCGCATCTCGCTCGTACTGAGCGATAAGGCGGTCCATTGCAACAACTCCATAAGCAAAGTTGGCGATATCATTCGCCAACGGCTTAAAACCGAACTCGAAGTTGAGATACTCACTGCCCGCTTTACGCGCGCGATGAGTCCCAGCTTCCCACAATGTGTGTCCCAACATCTTAGGGAGACCATCGTGGTAGAGCTCGATAAGAGCTGTTGCAGCGGAAGCGACATGATTGGTGGGCTTACAAAGCGCGATTGCCTTAGACCCCCACGCAGCTAGAGTAGTTTCACTACTCTGGCTAAATGGAGGAAAGGTCTCCGCGCCTCCGGGCGAGACGAGCATACCGCCATCGTACCGATGGTAGGCATAATCGCCAGGCCCGTAAACCGTCGTCCCGTTCAGCAAATATTGTGAAGGCTGTTGAGGCCTCACATACTGACGGGTTGACGTGAAATCGCCACCACTGTCTCCAGTAACTACCCGACCCCTCTTGTTCTTGGGATCGGGAAGCCAACCTGGATGGTTTTCAGACGCAGTCACCTGCGTCCCCTGATAACCGGTCGGACGATATGTCGAACTTGACACATCTTTCCTACCGGGAATCTTTGAGTAAGTAGTCAGAAGCCCGCCAGTATACCCATAGAAGGGTATGGCGCGCTTCTTTTGCGTACTCAAACGGCACCAGAGCTCCTCTGGTTCCGGGAGATTTAATCTCCCGATCGTCCCCCCACATATGTCCCTCCCCCGGAAAGGGAGAGAAACAACATATGAGGAAAAGGGCATGTTGCACTGCGCCGGGGCCCCCTCGCGGGGGC